GGGGAGGTCGTATCGAACGTGTTGGAGAAGGCCATTGTAGGCTTGGGTTATTTGCGTTTAGAGATTTGAGCTGCGCGGAGGGCAATGAAGTCACTACCTTTTCCTGTTTGGCGAAACCGGCTTTCTACGTCCTTGAGGGACTTCTCCATCCGGGCCTCAGCCTTTTCGGGGGCTGCCGCCGTGGTGGAGGGGTTTGACGGAGGATTGAGCGTCGGTCCCTTGGATTTCTCCATCGGGATCTCCCGGCGGCCATACATAGAGTTGGCAGCGTGGGCGATGAGATACTCAATCTGCGGCGCAATTTCGGGCACCGAGTCCTTCAGCTTCTTGAGACGGGGGTCAGCGACCATCGCCTCATAACGCTTACGAACGTCGTTGTCCTCGCCCTCCAACCAGCCCAGCTCTTTACGAGCCTGCTGCTTGAATGCCGTCTCAAGGTTGGAACGCTCCATCTTCGCTTGCAGTTCTTGGAACTGGGCGGGGATGAAACGGTCCTTGGCACGGCGGGCTTTGCGGAGCGACTCGCGGATGTCAGCCTTGGTGTATTCCTTCCCGTCAACAGTCGCCACAATGTCTGAGGCGGCCATATCTTCGGAACGGAAGAGAATCTCCTCCGCCCACTCGACCACTTCGTTCACTTCCTTCAGCTTTCCCTGAAGGTCATCAACGGTGGTGACATTGGCGTAGGGGTTGTTCTCCACCTTCGGCTCGGGGAGTTGCTGCTTCGCCTGCTGGACCGCAGCCTCAAGGGCGGCAGCCTTCTCCTCGGCTAGCTTTCGCTTGGCCGTGAGTTCAGCAATGCGTTTGAGCAGGCCGCTCTTACCCTTCTGGGCAAGCTCGGCAATCTCCTCATCCGTAAGCTCGTCAATATCCTTAGAAAGAACCTCCTTAGCTTTCGGAGCTTCAGTTGGCTCGCCCTCCTGTGAGGTGGCCTCCTTCTTCTCTTCTGGCTCGGGAGCCGATTCAGTCGTTGAAGGCGGGGCCTTCTGGCGGCTGGCAATGCGGGCGGACAGGAAGTCCTTATCCGTCATTGGCTTGTTTTCCACGGCTGGTTTAGCGTCTGCCGAGTTGGACGATGTGACTTCTGGCATTGTTGTTTTCCGCCCATAACGCAGGCGATGCGACGGGCGAATGCTAGCACGCTGTTTTCGTCCTTGCCCGTAAAGGACTGACAGCCATCTCTATGGGGATGGACCCAAAGGCTTTAGAAAGACTCCATAACAGCGAAGACTTCCTGGCGTTCTTGGAAGAGGTTTACAGCCAGCGGGAAGGCTGGATAAGCAACCTCCACGACCGGAACACGGACGCCATCCAGCAACTGAGCGGGCGCATCTGTGCATTGGACGACGTGTTGAACGCCGCCCAATACAAGACACTCAAGGCTAAGTGGGCCTCGCTCAGGCAGTGAGGCCCTGAGTTTGCATCTCGCCCATCTGGGCGGGAGCCGTGCCGATACGTCCAATTTGGGCGTTCTGCATCTGCTGCATCTGGAACTGGTACTGCTGCAAGTACTTCTCCAGACGCGACTTAAATGCTTCGTCCTGCTGTAGACGCTGCATAACGTCGGGCTGCTGGGTGTACTGCTGAATCACCTGCATCGCCACCTGAGCCCCGTTAGGACGGGCACCCACCTCGATGCCCGCGTAAATCTTGGACAGGTCATCCGTCACCTGTTTCACGATTTGCTGCTGGGCTTCCTCAGCCGGCTGGAGGACGGCATCAGCTAGGGCGGGGTTCACCGCACCAGCCAACACCTCCAGCATCCGGTCCATATTAATGCGGCCATTACGGTCGAACTGGACCAAGCTGACGAACTGGTTGAGCTGGGCCTCCAGAGCCTCGGGATCGTTGTTCAGGACATCGAAGTTGATGACGATGTCAAAGTCCTCATTGGGGTCGCCCCGCGAGAACCTAACCGGGTCTGTGACACCTGTGACACGGAAGAACACCTCTTCCGGGCCGAACCTCTGATAGCACTTGAACGCCATCCGCAGGACGTCGCGGACGTGGCTCAGGAACTTATCCACGTAGTACTGCTGGCGAATCCGGCTCATCGGGTTCTCGTGGTCGAGCCCCATAATCCGGTTGGCCTCCTGCGTGAGGGTCTGCTCAATCTCGACAGAGCCGGGATTGAAGGGAGGCACCGGCCCAAACTGAATCTCACCCATCCGGCGGTAGGGGATGCGGGCAGCCGGACCGTAGTCCATCGGGGGCTGGCCGTTAGCCGGGTATAGGAGCGGCGGAATCGTCGCCATACTGTTCCGATCCATCCGGCTATCCCGCTCGCCCTTAATCTGCCATTGCAGGCCGACCAACTGCTCGGGAATGGTCGCCAGCTCGTACAGCCGTTTGTTGTCCTCGCTCAGGCGGGTGACGACAAAGGGGTAGTCGTCATAGCCATTGAGCAGCTCAAACTTGGCAAACTTCGGCTCCTCCGACCGGCCCATAAACTGGGGGTGGAAAACCGTGCAGTAGATGCCCTCGGAGTTGTCCTCCTCGGATACAAGCCTCTGGTAGCAGTAAATAATCTCGTAGAGTTCGTTAGTCTGCTCTTGGGCCGACCGATTGGAGGACGTATTGGTGCGGGGATCAGTTAGATCCACCGACGTGGCGTAGTGCTCCACCACAAAATCCACCCAGTCCTTGTCCCAGCCCTCCGTCGCGGCCTTGTTCTTCAGCTCCTGGGCCGTCATCAGCACCCGCCAGAAGCAATAGGGGGCCTTCTGGGGGTCAGTCGTGTACGACGGGAAGAAAACGTCCCCATCCGGGGCCAGAGCACACACTTTCGGGGCATTAACCGTCTGCCGGACGATGGGAAGCTCGGCTTTCCCCTCTTTGCGGAGCTGTTTCAGGGCTTTGGTAGCCCGACTTTGGTTAACTCCCTTGAACTGCTGCTGAAGAAGGGCGGCGATGGCCTTGTCGTCGTTGCCCTCAACGATCATTCGGGCCAAATCGGGGCTCAGTTGGGCGATTTGGTTGAGGTCGAGCTGCTGGAGGAAGGTCCTATCCTCCTTCTGCCAGCCGACATAGCTCACCATCATCCCCCGCTCAAAGAGGTAGTTGGCCCCCAACTCCATCTGCCGGCGGAAATCCTTGATGTACGTGCTCACCATCCACTTCAGGAAGGCGGACGTGACCCGCGAACGCTGCAAATCCCCCACTTCTACGGGGTAGGCCCGGATGTTCGCCCGCGAGAGGGACGAGATACAGAGCGCAACGTAAGTATTGATGCGCTCGTTAATGAGGGGGACTTCCGTATCCGACGCGCCCTCAAAAGGGAAAGCATCCGCTCCGTGCTTTCGGAGGTCCTTGCTCTTCCCGGGCCAGATGCATCGCCTGTAGTCGAAGGAGTCACGGGTGGACTCAAGATACCAGCTCAGATCGTTTACGGTCCGGTCGTAGGCGTTCTTCAGCGTCAGGACATCGGGTTCCTTCTGCACGAAGGTGAGGGCTTCCATTCTATCGGTGTTCATTGATTTTGCGCCGGATCGACTGGAGTACTGAATAAGAGTAATTCTTGTTGGCCGCTATCTTTTCAGACAGGTCTTGGGGGGAGATAGGTTGGTAGCGGGCGGTTAGGGTGCGAGTAAGAATCTCAAAGCCAAGAAGGCGATCAGTTTGCTCGGCCTGCCACTCCGGGTCCAATGACTTGTCATTTGGCGAGTGCATCGTGCCGATAGGTGATCCCCCCGTTGGCGTCTTCGATTAGGTCAACATAGATGTGCTTGCCGATAAGCCTATCACACGTCGAGGGTTTGACGACGGCGAGGAACCTGCCGTCCTTCCCGTGTTCCACGCAGTAGACATAGCGGGGATTGGGTGCGCGGCCTACCACCTTCACCTGAATGCGCTTGGGCACAGCCAGAGGCACCTGCACCGCGAGCCTAATCTTGTTGGCACCCTCCTCTGTGAAGTAGCGTTGGTTCTTCACCATCAGGTGGTCTTCGGGCGCGAGACGCTGGTCGCGCAGCTTAGCCAACTGGAAATTGCTAATCTTGAGTTCCTTAGCCAGTTCAATGAAGGGAATCATCAGTAGTAGGTTTTGGGCTTAGTAATCTTTAGGGCCTTGGGGTCTAGGTAGGAGATGCCGTCAATGGCGGCGTAACGCAGGACGTCCACGGGGTCCTTCCAGGCTTCATCAAGTCCCCCGTCCCCCGTGTACTCCTGTAGAGCCTGGATGAGATTCTCACACCGGTCCGAGACGTAGAAGTGGGGCCGGTTAAGACTATCCACCGGGAGCTTACGGTTGTAGCTCATCTTACTTTGCAGGGCTTGTAAGCCATCCTCGATGTCCAGACCTGGGGCTGGGTTGAACGTCAGACCCGCATCCGACAGGTCCTCGATTATCGACGAAGCCCCGTGAGAGGTTTGATACTTGGCCGCGCCTAGACGGGGGTCAATTAGACGGTCCGTAATCGTCACCCCGTGCTCCGCCTCAATCTGGCCTATGAGGTCAACGTAGTCCCGGATGCCATATCCCAATCCCTTGGACCCTTCGCCGCCAATCCACTTCCCCCCGTGCCATTTGGCCCACTCCCCGACGTTAACATCCGGCCATTCCCGATAGACAAACCACGTCCCCGACGGGTCTACGGCTATCCAGCACATAAACCAGTTCTTCCGTCCCGCAGGGTCCAGCACCATAAAGTGTGTCTTCCCCTTCAGGTCTATGGACTCGTGCTTCACCACATTGAGTTCCCGGCTGAAGTTGGGGAACTTCGTGCTCATCGACTTCGTCGGAATCCCGTAAGCACGGGTGAGCACCTCCTCCTCCGGTCGCCCGCTCAGGTCTTTGGCGATACGCTCGTAACCACCGAACGGGTTGTCCCGGCTGTGAAAGTAGATGATGGAAGCATCTCGGTTTCGGGACTTCTGTATGTACGGGACGTTCCGCCCGTTGAGTAGTTCTGCGGGCTTGGTTCGTAGGTTGGCCGCTCCTTGGAGGTAGTCTCTAACCACCTCTGTGTAGCCATCAATAGGCGTAAAAGTAACCAGCAGTTTAGCATTACGAGTAGCCAACCGAAAACGAAGGGTGGCGAGAAGCTCCGGGCCGATGAGATACTCATCACACCAAGCACCAATATTAAGCCAGTTGGGATTGCGACATCCCAGCTCCGCGCCTTCCAGAATCGTGTCGTTGTTGAGAAACTGGGCATAGGTCTTGAAGATTATCGAGCTCTTGCTCCCCGGTAGGATGAGGCTGCTCTTAGAGAATCCGTTCTTCCGGGTGTAGGAGACGTTCTCCTCTGTACCCAAAACCTTCACTCTGAACTCTTCAGGTAGGGCGTCGTAGACGGCAGACTGCTGCTGACGGATGGACACGTCGGCATTCTGCGCGAAACACATAATGATGGAGCCGGGATTTTCTATGGAAGCCCTTACTACTGTGCGAGCTGCGAAAAAACTTTTCGAGCTCCGGTTGCCACCACTTACCAACAGCTCCGAGTGTTGTTCCAGCAATTCCTCCGCATCCGTCCATTGAGGAAGCTTCCACCCATACCTGTACGGGTCGCGGCGGCTATTTGCGATAGCCGAATGGTAAAGCTCGTGGAGCTTCAGAACCTCCTCTGGCTCCATCCGCGCCACCTCCTCGTCAGTCGGAGGGCTGAGAATCTCGTGTCGTTCCCAGACTAGACTCATTTAGCTCTCCACAAAGCGTACGGATGGGAGGACATTCCTAGAGTTAGCTCCTCCACCAAGTCATACTTCTCCTCTAGGAGGGGGCGGAAAGAGGGCTGGCCGGCCTGGTGGCAGAGATAGGCATTCCCGTTCTCAAGCTGCCCGTGGCTCACCGTAAACAAATAGGGCACCTTCAGCTCGGCCAGAATCCCTAGCCACGCCATAATGGCGACAAACGAACATTCGTTCCAACTATGGATGTTAACCGCCACTTCACATTTGGGGTGGGTCTGGAGCAGCTCCTCAGGGCTTAGAACGTGGACATTCCCGCTATGGACATAGCATTCAACGTGCTGCCGGCAGACATTCCGGCTGATGTCTACACCATCGGTACACCAGTAGTCCTTGACGTAGGGGGCGGCGCTTACAGCCAACCGTCCATACCCCGCTCCAATGTCTAGGACGTTATGTCCCAATAGCCCGTGCTTGTTGAGAAACCACAACTCCGTGTTGGCATCCAGCCATTGTCTGGTGACAGGTCCAAACGTCCGGGTGTTCACATAGCGGGCCCCGTGGCTCACATCCCGCACCCGGCCAAATCTATCGAAGGCTGGAATGTCCCAACGTCCAATCCAATCGGCCACTTGGTCAAACTCCTCGGGCTTCTGGCTGTCCTGCTCCACAAAGACGGGGCTCTTGGCATACTGATCGCCGGCCAAGCTCACCATCGCCTGCCACTTGTCCCACATCGCCAGATTCTTAACTCCCGCTATCAGAGGGTTCATTTGTTACGTCTTTCGTTAGTATTTCCACAGCTCCAAGCTTGAGCTTCGCCCTAGCCTCCTCAATGGCCTTCATCGCATCCTCCAAGCTAGGCGCGGCGCTCTTGTGCTCTACGACAACCTTGTTCTCCCCCACAGCAGCCAAGAATTTGTCGTTCGCAATGCCCCAAGGAATAGACAGGTCCCGAATGTTGGTCCGCGCCAACTGCTCCGGGTCCTCGGCTAACATCCGCATCTTCTCCTTCTGAAGAAGACGCAAACCCTCTGCAATCTCCAGGGCGTCCTCCGCCAGCACAGCCCGCCGCTCATCCAACAAAGTCTTATGCCGGGCCTTTAGCCTAGCCACCGTGTCCCATTGAAGCCCCAACTCCTTCTGGATGGTCCTAAAGCTCTCCCCGTCCGCCAGCATCTCCAAAGCCCGCGTCGCCTTCCCAGGGTCCGTCCTCTCCAAGAAGTTGCCAGTACGGTCGCCCACCTCAGCCACCGCCTTAGCCAACTTACTTATCTGCCGCTTCGTCGCCATAGCTTATTAACGCCAGACGCCCATACGTTTAACAAGCCCAATCTTATTAAGCCAACCACCTTTAAGGAGTGACTTCTCCTTACCCCATTTAGGGCGTAGGGCCGCCTTTAAGGGGATTTTTTAAAAATGGATGTCTGGATATGGGCTGCTTCCCAGAATGGCTGTAGGGCGTTTGGAGGGTCATTTGCAGGGATTTTTTAAGGGGTGGGTTTATCAATCCCAATCTTCCTCCCACTCCCCGGCCTTACCCCCCCCCCATCTGGGATGGGGTGCATACCCTAGGGATAGGCATAGGGTGGATACCCTAACACCAGGTGTGACTAGTAACGGGTGTGACTAACACCAAATGGGAGGTGTACGGACGGACACGCGCAAGGGAGTTGCATAAGGGGTTAATGGGTTGAAGCACCGTCTGAAGCACCCTTGGCAGCACCTTGGCGGCACCGTCGCCTTCCCCGATTGCGG